GATATCCAGAAAATGCAAATATTAAGCAGGTATATTTTTTAACAAAAGAACAGTTATTGCAGTGGAATGTTGATCTAGGTCTTCACAGAGGCACTTGTAAACAGAATGGTTGGGTTAAACAGGCACAGGTAGAGGAAGCGTTAAGCAAAGAGGATTTGGACGCTATTATATTAGATTAGGCGGTGCATTGATATGGCAGATGAAACGATTAGGAGGCTTTTTGATAAATTAGATCAACTTAGTCAGCAAAATGCCAGGGTAGAGGTTTTACTATCAGAAAAAGAAAAGGTCTGTGATATGAAGTTTGAGCAGATAGAAAAACTGGAAACGAGGGTATCTATTTTAGAAAAAAGTAGATCGCTGTTTAGCGGTGGCCTTGGCTTTGCGGCGTGGGCAATATCTACTTTATTAATGCTACTAGGGGTGGTATACAAATGATTGAAAAAATCAAAAAGCTATTACAGTCGGGCTTGGATAAACTGCCTAAACTAAAAAGAACTACCGGTAATTTATGGCTGACTTATACGGCAATAGGTCTGCTGCTGGGGACGATATTGATGTATATCGGCACTTGGGTATATTT